ATGCACGTGTTGCATACCACATGTCTCAAAAAGGATATAACTGGAGCTCTTGGTCTACTAAATCTGTGCTTGGTAACAACAACTCTTCAGGTGATGGTGGCTCAGATAGGTCTACCTTCTCCTCTGCTTCAGCTAAAAATAACGGCAAAGAAGATGGCAAGTTTAGTTGGTCTAAGTTGTTCAGCACTGAAGGAACCAACAATAGAAATCTAGTATCAGATTTACTAAAAGGCTTTACCTCTATGTCAAGCCCTGCACTAAAAACAACATCTCAGGTAGGCGCTACAACGTATAACTATGGCGGCGTTACAGTAAACCTATCTGGTGGAGGAAGCGCACAAGACAATATTGCAGCCCTAAAGGCGGCTCTATCAAACTCAGAGACTCTAGATAAGGCGGCTAAAAACTAATGCCATTCATCGTTCCTCCAGGATTACTTCAAAAAAAGAAAGCTGCTGTAAAAAAAGAAACAGTAAAAAAAGCTGAAGCTTTAAAAAGAATTAACAACCTAGCTACAGCTAGCGTAGTATCAACAACTGCTGGAAGCATTGCATCATCAGCGGCCCCTACAGTTGCTGCAGCTGCTGCGGCCTCAACGGTAGTTGGCTCTGGTCTCAACCGTCAAGCAGTAGGTGTTGCTTTATCTAGAGCAGGCAAAATAGTAAGAGTTGGTGGATTACCTGGACTAGGTGTTGGGTTAGGTCTAACCCTTATTGGAAAAGCTTTGGAAAACTCAGCGATAAAAGATTACAACAATCTGGTGGGGAGTACCCCTCCAGACAATAAGAGTACTAAGTCATTTCCACCAAGAAACTATGACTACAACCTACCGCCACATAAGTGGAGCCTACCTGTAAGACCGCACGCGGTAGACGGTACTAGTGGTAAAGGAAATGTTGCACAGAACAACCACGAGGGCGACTTCCACAGACTACGTAGAGGTGTTATTTGGCACTGGAGTAACGGAAGCGACATCTCTGCTAGCAAAGAAGAAAACGGCGCAACAGTAATTACATCTGCAGCTCAACTACAGGCAGCAACAAAAGAAGCAGATAAAAAGAATGAGATATTAAAGCAGGGCTCTGGAAAAGAGAACAACTACAACTACGGTTTTCAATTCCTATGGAACCCAGAAACTATCTCATCTTCTATTGCAAGAAACATGGATGTTACCCCATCATCAGCTGACCGTTTCCGTTCAGTTGCAGGCGCCTTCCCTGGACAAGAGACATACCAATTCCAGATTATGTTAGACCGTGTAAATGACTTTGCAGCTCTAAGGTCTATGGCTGGAGATACGTATGCAAACTCAATGAAGCATCCAAAAGCTGTAGAGGTAAATGCAAACAGCCCACAGGTTAGAGAAAGTAAGTACGCCAAGATACCAAGTAACGCTGTGGACTACTACCCATCTGGACTTGGGTCTGTAAATTTACAAAAGATTAATGACCTAATGAAGTTTGGAACAATGGCTGACCTTGAGTATCTGTTTAAGGCCCTAAATGGAAACGGAGCTAACCAAGGCTCTGGTGAGTGGGCAACACTGATGCTTAAAAAGACAGCGAACATTGGGTTCCTATCCCCTAGCCTCTTGGGCTTTAGGTTCGGACCTAACGCTCAACAGCAGCTATCTTTTGTTGGATGGATAACAAATATGTCTATCAATCACACCTTCTTTACAGAAGATATGATTCCTTTACGCACAACCGTTTCGTTTAGCTGTGATGCCTTCGCTGGCTCCACAGTGGTTTAGGAGTAGTCATGACTATTTATCTAGGTTCTAGGTACGAGCCATCTTTTATTGACTTTGTTTCTACAGTCCCTAATGGGGATGAGAATCCTATTGTGTTCTACAACTTCCCTGACATTGGGACCCTTAGCTACTACGAGCATACCTTTAAAGAGGGAGAGCGACTAGACCAGCTGGGTAATAAGTACTATAACCGCTCCAGCATGTGGTGGATTATATTAGACCATAACCCTGAAATTAAAGACATCCTTAGTATTCCAGCTGGAACAGTGCTCAGGATTCCACGTGTTTAAATTTGTAAGTGTTTCTTTTCCAGACGCGCCTGAAGGTCCTAGAGCTGTGTATAAGGCCGTACTCATGCAAAAAACCTATGAGCATGAGCTTTTAATTTTAACGTTTAAAGACTGGAACCCTAATTACGAATCGATTAGACCAGGCACTCCTATTGAAGTTACCTTGTCAGCGAACACTACACCTAGAAACTTCTTCGGCTACATTCACCACATCACACCTTCTGCTACCCCAGGAAAGATGTTTACAGAAGTTGTATGCATAGGAGGCTCGTTTCCCCTTAAGCAGGCTTCTCAAACAACTTACAGAGACTGTACGGCAGACCAAGTAATAAAAGAAATCTGTATCAAACACAGCCTACGTTTTATTGGAAAGCCGCACCCTAGAGTTTACGAAATGATATCTCAAGCGGGATATACCGACTGGCAGCTTGCTGTCCGTTTGGCAAAGCAGATTGGTTACACCCTGCGTGGGGAAAACACCGATATCTATTTTGAGCCCATCCTTAATGACTATGAGCTATACAAAGACACCGCTAAGGTATTTGTAATGAAAGACGCCAGCGATGTTACTGGCTCTACGTTGTACTCATTTCAGCCATCTATTGGAGAGTCAATAGAGTACGACGGAGAGATGAAGTCTGCTGTAGCTATTAGCGGTGTAGACAGATTCTCTAAAGCTGCTATGGCTCAGACCAAGCAAAAGAGAAATAAGACTACAAAGGCAAAACGTCAAGACGAGTTCTTTGACCGTTTTAACTCTTTAGTTGTAGCCCCTAATGCAGAGATTGCAACCTACGAAGCAGATGCGGCTGAAGCTAGAAACTCGTTCCCATATAGAGGAACAGCTAGTGTGATTGGTGACCCAACCCTTAGACCTAATATGCCAGTTTATCTATCTGGGCTCGGTCCTACGTACTCTGGATATTGGACTGTCCTGTCTGCGGAACACGTAATGGTTGAGACCGAAAGAAACGTCCCTACTTACGTTACTAATATTGTTGTAGGAACTGACTCTTTAGGTTCTGTAAATGGAGTAGCTGGACTAGAAGTTGCAGTCCCTGGCAGCCCAAAAAGATTAATTAAACCTGGAGTAGCTTCTGGTAGACCAAAGACTAGCAAGCCTCTTATAAAGAGTTCAGCCCGTAGAAGTAGCAATCAAAACAAAGGAAGCTTTGGAAAGATTGGTAACAGACAGAAGGTCACTGCAAAAACTAAGCAGCCTTCTACCTGGGTTGCTGATAAAAAAACTACTAGGGTAACCTTTACTCCTAAAAAGATTAAGTCACCTACCGTGGCTAACAGGGTAAGGAGCAGAGCAGCCCTATGATAGACGAGAAAAGATTCTATGGACTCTACCTAGGCATCTGCGTGGATGTAGAGGACGACCAAAACGATAACCGCATCCGCTTACAAGTACCTCAGGTACTAGGTCAATCAGAGACTGGTTGGGCTAGAGCATGCTTGCCTGTTACATCTAACAGCAACCACCCTGACCACAAGAAACATTTAGCTGCTGAGGTAGCCGCACTTTTAGAAGCTCACGCGGACCACTCAGTGTCGGGCACAACGGGAGGGGCGACAGTTTCTACCTTTGGGTCTCATACACACTCCTTCAGTTTTACGACTCCCCACACCAATAACCATACGGGAAACTCATTGACGTTAGACCATGAGCACGAAACCGACGCTGATACAGACAACAAATGGAATGATGACCAAGAGACAAACCTGACACCTGAGCATACACCGCATAGACTAGTACCTAAGCTAGGTCAAAAGGTCTGGGTTATGTTTGAGGGCGGAGACCCTAATTTTCCAGTATGGATGGGAGTTGAACTGTGACACAACGAGCCATAGCTCTACCTTTTTCTTTTAACTCTGCGGGAGAAGTCTCCTATACAACAGACGAGGCCAAGATTATCCAAGATAGACTTGTGCTAGCAATCATGAGTCGTCCAGGCGAACGAGTTATGCGACCAAGCTTTGGTAGCGCAATTTATGAGACCATGTTTGAAGACGAAAATACTGCCATAGCAATTGCAACTGAGGCAGTAGCCGCATGCTTTACAGAGTTCTTTCCTTACCTAGAGTTTATAGAGGTCCTTCCAGACGTAGACGGAGAGGGCACACTAGAGCTAGAGGTTAGATATAGAAAGTCCCAACAGACATTAACAGAGTCTTTAAGTATAAAGACTAAGACGTTCTCCAGAGCTGGAGAGGTACTACAGGAGGTCCGATAATGGCAAATGAAAACTATGTTCCGCAAGTAGATTACACCTCTCGTGACTACCTATCTCTCAAAGAAGAGATGGCAGCTCTCATCCCGTACTTTGCTCCCAACTGGACTAACCGCGACCCAGCAGACTTTGGCATGACCTTAATTGAGTTGTTTGCATACATGGGTGACCAGCTTAACTACTATATCGACCGTTCTTTGAACGAGGCTTTCATTACTACCTCCAGCCAAAGAGATAACGTTTTAAAAATTGCACGCCTTCTGGGGTACACACCCACAGAATCTACAGCTGCCAAGGTTACGCTGACCTTTCAGAACTCAACTGGAAGCACTATCACCGTACCAAAAAGAACTCAGGTATCAACTACTGTTGTAAACAGCGGTTCAACAACCCAGATTATTTTTGAAACTGACAGTGCGGTAACTGTGCCTGCAAAGGTAGGAACAACTAATGGTTCTATTACAGTAACGGCAACTCAAGGCGAGACACTTGGGTATGACGCAATCACACGCCCTACAGATGGAGAGCTAGGGGTATCTAACGGTGCAGCCAATCAATTCTACCCAATCCCAGACTCCCCAGTTATTGGTGGAAGCATTGAGATAGATGTATCTGGAGTTAAGTATTCTTATGTCCCATTCCTAATTGACTACCAAGATTACGACCCAGTGTTTACAACCTACACAGATGCTGAAGGCACTACATACGTTCAGTTTGGTGACGGAATCAGCGGACGTATCCCAGCAAACCAGGCAACTATTAAAGCTACCTACCGTATTGGTGGAGGCAAGCTGGGTAACGTTGCAGCTAACACTATTAAGTTTGTTAAAACAAATGCGACAATTGGCCTTACTGTAAATAACCAAGACGTTGGGCAAACCTCTGGGGCTGCTACAGGCGGAGCTGACCCAGAGGCAACAGACTCTATTCGTATCAATGCCCCTAAGAGCGTGAGAGCACTTAACCGTGCTGTATCACTATCTGACTACTCTAACATTGCTATTCAGGTACCTGGTGTAGCCAAAGCTAACTCTATTGCAGATGTGTATAGCAGTGTAACTATCTATATTGCACCGTTCGGTGACTCGGGTCTTCAGTCAGATGGGCAAACAGCCTCTGATATCTTTAACAACCTAGCCGTTAATATTGGTAAGTTCTTTGAGGACAAGACTCCACCAGGAACTTCAATCACGCTTCAGCCGCCTGCTTATGTAGACGTACGACTTAAGTTAGACTGTGTAGTACTACCGCAGTTTAGAGCTGACCAAGTAACAGCCTCAATCAGAGAAGCTATTACTGAACTGTTTGATTTTGATAACGTGTCTTTTAATGACCGTATCACTACAGCCGACGTACTAAGCGTCATTAGAGAGGTAGACGGGGTTGCCCGCGTCTCTATGAGCAAGATGATTAGAAAAGACGAAGATAAGGTATGGAGCATCAATAACAAGGTTCTATCAAATAGCGTAGCCACGCTTACAACTACAGCAACTCACAACCTTCAAGTTGGAGAGACTGTGTTGGTAAGCGGTGTTAACGCCCCTTTTGATGGCGCCTTTGTTGTTACAGCTGTAGCTCCTACTACATTTAGTTACTCTGTTATTAGTACAAACGTTTCTACAGCAGCCGTATCCCCTGTTGGAAAGGTTGCGTTGTTAGCTGTAAAAGACATCATTTGTTTAGAGAACGAACTACCTCAACTAGAGGTAACCAAGGTTGCTGGGGTAACAACTGTGGCGGGAATCGACTTGACAACAAGTGGAGGAATTAGTTAATGGCACGGTATGGTCTTGATTACTATAGCGCGTCCAGTTTTCCGTTAAGTTACTACGGAAACGATAACGCCCTTAATTACGATGCTAACCCTGTTTTTGCGCTGTCCTCTGGGTACAACCAGCTAACCCTATTTTGGACAAGCCCAGTGGGTGCATGGGTTAAATTACGCCTAGTAAGAAGCCCATACGGATTTCCTGTAAACGTAACTGACGGTGATAAAGTATTTGAAACTACTAGACGAGCAGACCCTCAGTTCTACATAGATAAGACATCTCTTATAAATGCAGACTCAAAAGTTTACTTCTACTCTATTTTTGTATTTGACTCTGTACAGCTCACTTGGGTATTAGCTGGACGAATGTCTGGTATGTCCGTAAAAGACTACGGAACCGCTGACAAGATGTACAACTATCTGCCACAGGTTTATAAGTTAACAACCCCGTATGTAGCGTCAGAAGCTACAGACAATAATGATTTGCGTAACTTCCTATCCCTATTTGCTTACGAGCTAGACCACACAAGAGCACTAGCAGAAATTATTACAGACCGCTATAACTTTGAAAGAGTTACAGCCAGCTCTATCCCACTTTTGTTAAATCAGTTTGGTCTTAGGTATGAACCAGAAATTGGGTTTCAACAGTCGCGTATCCTTGTAAGAGACTCTGTTCAGCTAACAAAAGAAAAAGGCTCAGCCCAAGGTCTACGGGAATATATAAAAGGATTTACAGGATGGGCATGTCCAGCACCGATTGCTGGAACACCTAACCCAACAATTGACGGCCTACAAGTAAGCCACAACCTAATGTTGGACTACAACGACTCTTCATTTGAAGAAGGTATTGGACACTGGACAACCCCAGACAGCACAGCTTCTTTATCTCAAATGGGTGTCAAGTCTGTTACCAAGTATCAAACTAATAACAACAACCTTCGCATGATTATTGGCGCTAACGGTTATAAGGTTGGCGACAAGATTACTATCAGTGGATTTAAATCCCCTGCATATAACTCTAGCTCTCCTGTATCTATCACTGGAGTTGACCCACTTAGTTACATTGAAGTTATTGTTTCTAGCCCAGATATTGCTTTGGTAGATGCCTTTAACAAAGAAGCAGACGCTTACCCAAAGGTTACTCCGTACCCAACCCCATACTCAGAACCGACTGCCCCCGCACTTTACCCAAATAAACAAGGTGGAGTTTTATCTGTAGCAAACTCAACAGCATCGCCTCAGGTTGTCACGTTATCTTGCGGAAGCGCCTCGCCAAAAACTTTAGGAATCCCCATTAACTCTGGAGATACTTACACATTTAGCATCTATACCGCGGCACTCTCGACTGCTCGAAGCCTTACAGCGGGAATCAGTTGGTATGACCGTTTTGGAACATTTATGTCAACTACTACAGGTAACCCTGTAACAAATGCAACTGGTGCCTTTTCAACAAGAGCGGTTGTAACTGCAGCAGGTCCTTGTAATATCACTCTAAACCCATTCTTTGCTACCGCAGGAACTGGGTACGCAGATGGCGTTTATACAAACGTTCCACTAACTAGAGTTAGTGGCAAAGCATTTACTATTGCACCAAGAGCAAACATTGCTATCTCTGGTGGGTCAGTGTCATCTCTATCTATTACAAATGGTGGTAAAGGCTCAGATACAACAACCATCTTCTCTTTTGATAAAGCTTCCATCGGTAGCGCAACAGGCTCTGGCTTCCTAGCCACCGTTAACCGCGTGCAGGAGTCTTACTACGCAGCCCCTACT